AAGCCGATGATTCTATTTAATACACGTTTTGCAATATCCTCTATATCTGGCTCATACACGCCAATTTCCCGCAATGAGCTACTAATGCTTGCTACGAAACCATCATACCAGTCGCCCTTTTTCATTAGCTCATTCCGCAGCTTACATGTTGCTATTTGCAAAGACTCTTGCTTAATGTCTAAATCTTTCATACCAACCATGCGTTCACCCCTTACCTATTTGCTCTCATTCTCAATATCCTTCCAAAGCCTTGGAGTACCATCCGGATTAAGTAGAACTGTCATTCCTCCTCCATAAATATCTGTATTTATCAAATAGCAAACGTCCGTATCTGCATCTACAATAATTGAATATTCCATATCCAATTTATGTTCATCAAAATGAAGAATCTGGCTTGCCACATCTTCTTCCCGTGTGATAACCTCACCCGCACATCCTGTCACAAATACCGCAACCAGAATAACAGCAATAATTTTTCGCATTTCATCACCTCATAATCCCAATTTTCTCAAACCCACTGGAAATTCTTGAATCAGCGGTTCTCCCCAGACATCTGCCAAACTGGATTTCATAAACACTGGAATACTCTCTGCCTGGCACTGTTCCACAATACTCTCTATCCATTCACACTTTGGAACGACCTTGTCTTTACGGCGTCCAGTTTCTGCGCCGATGATAACCCAATCTATACCTCTTATGTGATATTCCTCAAATGGCTTTAATAATGGCTCAATGCTTATGAAAGTATGGACAGAATGGTGTGTTGAGAAAGAAAAATCTGCTCCCGCTGGCCCCGTCTGCGACCAACCAAACCACATATTAGGCGGCATATAGCAGTTAAGCAATTTCTCATAGCGTCCAGGATTCTTTGTCAAGAACAGATAATTATGCTGTGGAGCCTTATCACAAGCCTCAAACACTTCATAAATCCATGAATCTGGCACCCACTCCCCAAACAAATCCGCCATAGAGCAGACAAATATATTTCTGCCTTTCCTATCCCGATATTCATTGAGCCTATATCTGTGAAGAGTAGGTGTGAAATTGTATGGATATGGCTCTCGCTTAAACAGTGAATCAATAACAGGCTCGTCCAATTCCACAATCTTTCCAGGAGCATCACGGTATCCTCCAAAACGATTTGCAATTCCTCTTGCATAGCAATATTCGCAGCCATGCAGACAGCCGGTAATCGGAGACCAAGTACTGTCCGCCCAATCTATTTTCGTTTTATCCATCATTCTCACCTCAATCACCACAAATCGGTAATATAAATGCCCACAGACACCATGCCGATTTTGTAATATAAATCCCAAAAGAAACAGCAACCGCTACGCTTATCCATTTTACAACTCTTGTCCACTGCATCACATTCACCCCTTATTTCAAGTTTGCAACCGAGAACACAATTCCCGTGCAGTACGGTTTCCCATCTTCGTAGACCATGAATGTCTCATGTGGAATGTCCGTTTTGTACGTCCATGGAATCACGTTTCCATTCTCGTCCAGAGCTTCCTTGCCACACCAGATAGCTTCAATGCAGTTCGGGAAAACTGATTTATCATCTTCGCCATTCCAGACAGCCTTTTGGAAGAAAAAGACTTTTCCACCATCAAAACAACCGCCCTCATCATCCATGGCACCGTCAAACTCCATCAAATCGTCGGAAGCGCCGGTAATAATGACCCACCCCTTATCTTTTGCCTGTTGGATTTCCTGCTTCGTAAACATACAGCAATCATATTCTCTGCCATTAAGTATCCTAGCAAATTCTTTCATAGTCATATCTAACACCTACTCGCCTTTCTCCTCGCAATTCATACAGTCATCGTCAAAACCGACCTCCAGGCCGTAGTTCTCGCTATCCTCGTTGTTGCAGACCCACTCATAGTCTATGTACTTGCGATATTTACAGATTCCACACATAAGGCGCCTCCTATTATTCTCCCATTGCCCGATAAATGAATTGAAAGAACAACAAGCTCATTATATCGTCTACTATCCTGGGTTGTATTTCCTTGTAGAGAATCAATTCCAATAGTTGCCAAATAGCTACAAGAAACAGATACCAGCCAACTGCTTTTAAAGCTTGACGCATAATTGACCCCTTTTTTATTTTTTTGAGAATTTTGATAATGTCCCAAAATACTTTCTTTATGGCACAGACAGATTCCATCTTTCCACAGATAATTTTGAATCTGATGTAATCACATCTCTATGTTTAACTCTTACCATCCTGTTGATATCTTCATTGTATTTTGAAATCCTCTTGTACTGAATCCTTCTGTCTTACTGATATACTGTTCTTGGTTATATCCCATGTGGGTATCCTCCTGGCTGGAAGGCCTTTTTTATTTTTTCGGAATTAAAGGGACTAACTAGCGCCGCCAGCGGCTTCCTACAGACCCCCTCCCGCCCCATTTGCATATGACGGTTGATTGGCTGAAATACTGCACAAATTTCGATTCAAAAACTATGCATATTGCTATTTCAAGGGTGCCTTCCGTCCCTAATCATTTCAACTATTCGCTAAATATCAATTTCACGAATAGTTCACCCGGGATTCTGCACAAAGAAAAGGGGACTATATTGTGTGATTAGTACAATCGCTTATAATCCATGCTCTCCTCCGTGCAAATCCATTGAATTATCAGATAACTCATAGTATTAATCTGGCAACTCATCGACGGAGCCAGGCAGAGATTCCGTTGCTTTTACCCTGGTCAGTATCTCGTCCCGGCTGAATTCTGGCCTATCTGACCTCCCATCGGTCTGGATAATCTGAATATTATCACGGTATCCATAGTTGGCTTTTAGGGCAAACATGCAACCAATGTTACCGGTCTGGATGACCTCATCATACAAGCTTGACTCACATTCAGCTTTCCATTTTTGCGCCGATTCGGAGTGTCCAGAGGCTACTCTGCCGCTATATTCGCCCCTATCCCAGCTATTCATGGTATCAGGATGAATACCAATCATAATACAATATCGCATCAAAGTTGGTTTAATCCTACATGTGCAGCAGATAACAGTATAGATATCCCAGAGTATATTTAACTCCTTAATATTATCAATATCAGCCTTATATTTACGTCTTACATCTTTTAACAGCTCTGTTAAACCTTGGGATGAACATAGGTTAATCTTGGGATGACGAGATATAAAGTCATTACAGATAGTCATGATAGTAGCAGTAATAAACTCTATATACTCTCTTTCTGATTGCTCTTTATCATCTGTATCCAGCTCTATAACAAAATTGTCTATGGTGTAATTATTATCTTTATTAGCCATATCTGTATATCTCCTTTTCTGGTCTATATATAACCTTTTATCCCTATATATGGGAGC